GTTTCCCAGTCACGATCGGGTTGAAGTATTCAAAGGCCGCTTCCACGGTCTCCTTCCCGAACTCGCGTTCCGCCATGAACCGGGATGTTTCCAGCTTCATTCGGCGGGTTGCGTCACCCAATGCTTCCGACATGTGCTTTTGATACCCTTCTGGGTCTTCAAACACGTCCGGTGCGGGCTTTTCCTCTGGCTGGCTTTGCAGCGCCTTCAATTCGCGGAGTTCCCGACGAAGTTCGGACACGACAGCCACAGGGACAGTTTGCGGTTCCTCGACCTTTTCAGGCTCCGGGGTTTTTTCCGCTTCGGGTTTTTCTTCGGTTTCAGCTTCGGCTTGTTCCGGCTCCTGCTCCGCTTCCGGCTCTGCCGGGGTTTCAACGGTTTCAGGTTCCGACTGCTCGCCATCAAGAATCTGCTCAAGGTCAGACATGGTATCTCCATTACGTTGGGATTTACGAAACGCCCGTTATCGTCGGCGGCACGGATCAACCGATTACCCTCGTTGGCAGGGATACGCCCGTTGAAACCCCGGCGGCGGGTGTCTGTTACGCCATTCCCGCCAGGGGGAAAGTCGCTGCGGCCTCGGCCTGCAATTTCTGTGTCTTGGCTTGCGTCTCAAACATGGCGGCCTCCTTTGCGGCCAGTTCAAGCTGCTGTTCCGGCGATGGCGCCGGGGGCTGCTGGAGCATTTCAAGCAGCTTTTCCTTGCGCTTGCTGGGCAGTGTCGGATCGGCCTCGATCAGTACGGCAGGCGGGATTTGCGGGCCATACTTAAGCAGCGCCTCGAATACTTCGCCCTCCAGCGTCACCCGGTCGGGGACTTCCTCAAGAATAATATCGACATCGATTTGAGAAACGTCATTTTGAATCCCCACCGGCATTTGCAGACGTGGATCACCGGGCCGCAAGCCCATGCTGACTGCCATCTGGTAGCCCTGCTGCGGGTCCATCTTGCCCAATTGTTCCATTAGCGTAATCCGGCGATTCAGGCCAACAAACCGTGCCGTGTTTTCATCGTCGGTGACGCGCACCCACTTTTCCTCACGCCAGAACTGACGAATCCGCATCCAGATTTGCTGATAAACCTCGCGGGTGAATTGATGCAGCCTGTCATTCAAGGACGCAATCTCAATCATCCCACCCTGTTGCCGTGCCAGAACCGCTCGACCGCTTGTGCTTTCGCCGACTTCGCCCTCAAGGGCAGAGTTCGCGCCCAGCATGTCAATTTCGTTCTTTGCCTCCTGTAGAAGCTGGAACTGGCCGGATGTTTGGTCATTGTTTTGAATGACCTCAAATGGGCGCTGCCCGATCCGTGCCGCATCTTCAAAAGCCTCCGCGTTGATTTCAACATGCCCGTCCGGCTTAGCAAGTTCGCGCTTCATTGCTGTAACGCTATCGACCGCACCCTTGATGCCGTAGGTCTGGCGGCTGTTGATGCTGTGGAGGGCCTTGGACCGGCGTTTGTTGATCTCATCCTGTGGGTCGAACATGTCGCGCATCAGGCCATAACGGCAATTGTTCCGGTCCACGTAGGCTGAAACCATGATGAGCGGGCATACACTTTCGCCATTCTCGTCCTGATACGGGCTTTCGCCCGATTCCAGCTTTGACCCCTTTATGAACTTGCACCATTTCCAGGTGTTGTCCTCGCGATACCACATCATGATGACCCGAACGCGCTTGCGGTTCGAGTCAAACCAAATGTCGCTGGGGCGGTCGTCATAGGTGTCGTCGCCCACGCCGTAATTGGACGCAAGGCCATCCCATTCGCCGGGATATTCCCTGTCGAAATCCTCCTGGTCCATCCACAGAACAACACCCTTGTAACGGGCATCACTGAAATTATGGCGGCGGCTGTGCGGATCGTAAAACAGGCGGTCCCATGGGTAATGATTGATCTCAACGTCAGTGTCGCCACTCTTTGTCAGCTTATGAATAACCTCGACTGCGCCGAACCCTTCCACAAGGAAATTGTCGTAGACCTCGGAGCGCTTGGCGTCCCAATCTTGCGCATCGCAGACGTAGCGGATTGCGTCGGTGACGCTTTCTGAATCCTCCGTGTGCTGCGGTGTGCGGGGGAATGCCTTCGGGTCTGTTCGTTGCTTGATTTCAAGGCCCTTGAGCCATTCGATCTTGCGACGAACGCGGTTGATTACCACGGGCGGTTGGCCGCGGCGGTTCAATTCCGCGATCTCGTTTGCCGTGAGCTGCTTTCCATCCACGTAATCACGGGCGCGCTCGGACTCAGCCCGCGCATCAACGGTCGCATCCTCTGCCGCGCGAAACCATTTTTCCAGCTTGGCATCGCCTGTTGTCACGCTGTTTTCCAATTTGCGCCCTCATCTTCATTGCCAAAGTAGCTGCGGCGTGTGGGATCGGGATCGGGATCGGGAGCGGGATGCTTGATCATCTTGCCGCGACGATGCAGCCCCTCGCAGGCGTATCGCAGCGCGTCTATCAAGTGATTGTTCTTGTCTTCGATCACCGGCAGAATCTCACCTGTACGGCTGTCGGTCTTGTATGCGTAGCTGCCGAACTCTCGCGCCGTGTTGACGCAGTTTGGGTGAATGACAACATCCATGCCCTGGAGGAATGAAACGCCGTCCTCGACGCTGCCCTTGCCCTTTTTTGCCGCCCTGATCTTGGGAAAGCCATGTCGGCGAACGTAGTCAATCGTTTCAGGCCGGGCGCTGTCAGCGCGCATTGGCCACTTGTGCGCATCCTGGACGCCGGCCAGAAGCGCTGGCAGGGCCTCCATGGGAACACCCAACTCGTATGCCTCTGCGTCGATGTACAATACGCCATCGCTGGGAATGCAGCACCGCAGCGCCGCCGTCTCATCCCGTGCAAAGCCCCAGTCGGCCCCATAAAACCAAACAGTGTTGTCAGGCACATCAACCTCACCAACGCGCCAGTTGCGAAATACACGGGCCTCCGAAAGGCCACGATACTCGCCCTCCCAGACGTGAGCATATTTATCCGGGTCTCGCGCCTTGTCGCGCTGCATGTCTGACTTGAGTTCCTCGGGGAACCATGGGTTCTGGTCGTAATTCACCCGCGTCACAATAAATGTGTCGTCGTCCGCGTTGCCCCGCATAAACGTGTCTATCGGGTCGTCTTCTTTTTCAGGGTTCCAGCTTGCCCAGATTTCAGACCCTGGTTTACGAATCGTCGGGGTGAGAAGCTCCAGCGACTTTTGGCTGATCGTCTGCGCTTCCTCGATCCACGCTACATCGAACCCCTCAAGCGATTTTATGCTTGCCGCCGTATGGTTCTGCATCCCCCGAAAGATGATCTTTGATCCGTTGATCCCGGAAATTTCTGCATCGGTGATCTTGAACGCAGACTTGAGGCCGTATGCCTCTATCTTGTCCTCCAGCAGTTGCTTGACAGAATCCGCGATGGATCGCTGGACCTCGCGCACGCAGACCATTCGGAAACCAGGTTCAGATGCCGCGCGCAATATCCCGTGGCCCGCGAAACAATGTGACTTGGCTGACCCGCGCCCGCCGTAAAGGCCTTTGAAGCGCCGGGGTTGGAAATATGGGCGATAGTATTTCGGGAACCTGACGTTAATCAAAGCCGACCGTGATTTTGTGCGGAATATCACCGCCATCCGGGCCGCTCATTTCCGTGGTGGCCTTTGGTGTTCCATGTGCGCGATCTTCACTGTCCTTGAAGAGTTTGAGAGCATCGCCGCTAAGAAGCGAAAGGGCTTCGACTGCCTCATTCTCGCCCCCCTCCACTTTTTCCAGCATTTCGGAAAGCATCTTTTCCCGCAGCATTGCAGCGATTTCAGCCGCGCGCATTTCCGCCTGCTTTTGTTTTTTGGTTTTCCCTGCCCCGCTCTGGTTGCCGTTCTCGGCCCCGAACCGGGTGCCCGGCGATGGGTTTGGATTCGCCATACTCGATCAGTTCCCGCTTGCGGGGTGCCTGCCTCTTACTGTTGGTGTGATTGGTGCCAGCCCGAGGACTTGAACCCCGCGCATCCTGCTTACAAGGCAGGCGCTCTACCAGATGAGCTAGACCGGCGTTAAGCTGCCCGCTATATCCTAGCGGCTTAGGACACATTAACCCTATAGCTCGGCTTCGGCTTTTGCCTGTAACCGGGCCTTTAGGCTCCTGCGTCCCTCCCTATGTCAGATGGAGTATGCACTTCAAACATCTGCCATGGTGCCACACCATATAGCGGGTCCGGGGGAATATGGCAACACAATTACGTATCAGCTACTCATCGCTCACCATCAAAGCACGTGCCCTCGAAGCGAGCGCCTCGGTTATGGGCTTCGATCCGCTCTCATATCGCCGGACATTGCGCGACAAAGTGGTGTAGTGTCCATTCCACCCAAGCGCGCGCCCGAACGCGACGCCGCTAAGGTTGAGCTGCTTTCGGATGCGCGCCAGTTCCTTGCCCGACATGGCGGGGTCCATATTGTGCACAGTCCCATCAGCTCGCATTGCTGGGGCGCTGACAGGCGCTCTTGGTACGGGGGCGTAAAGGGGCTGCGTTGGCGCGCCTAACCCCTCGGCTCGATGCACTTCCTTCCTTATGGCATAGCCAGCGCCAGCCCACGCCCGCAATACGTGCGCGGCGTGAGATAAGGTGCATTCGATGTCGCCGCGAAGATCAGCAACAGAGCGAAATTCGGTGCTTTTGTTCAGTGCCAACCAGATTTCATTGCTGGCAGTATTGGTGTAGTTTTTCATGTTCTGCTCCAAGCCGGAATTTTCCGGCGTTAAGGATCAATTATCTTCGGCAATGTCGGTGATCTCCTTAATGATGTCATCGAGCGAGGCATTGCGCATGTCCTCCACGATGATTTCACCGGCCCAACCGCCGCGAATGCCCATGCTTTCGCGCAGCTGGCGAGTGTGGGTCTGAGGCAAAGTGTGGTCGGATACGCGCACTCTGGACCGTCCTTTCGGCGTGACGTAGACGGTGGATTTTATGCCATTGCGTCCGGTGGACCTCTTTACAGCCCAGCCCAGCTTGCGGGCATGACGAGCGATGAGATCGAGAATGGCCAGATCGACGTGTTTATTATCCGCAATATCAAGCAAGTCAGCGCGCGCCAGTGCCGCAGCCTGACGGTCTTTCGCCCAAAGATCAAAAGTCGGGAGCGCCGAAATGAGGGCATGGCGAGCGGCCCTAGCCACCTGATTTTCCTTTTTGGCAGCGGCCTGCGCAGCGGCGCGGATCGCCCTTACTGCCTGATCGTTTTCGCGCGCCGCCGCATCGGCACTATATTGCTGCATTATTGCCTTCATCGGTGCCTCAAGCTTCGCGCGCAGATCACGGATCGCGGACCAGTCTTCGTCGCTAATGGCATGACCAAAATGGTCTGTAGCGTGTTTCTTCTTCTTTGCGGTGAGATTTGCTGCTTCTTCGATTTGGCGAGCGGTGAGCTTGGTCATTTCATTTCTCCTTGATCAGGCGGGTCAGCGACCCTTGTCAAATATATATAGCATTTCAATGCGCGATGTTCAAGAGCTATATCGCCATAAAATCACCCTTCACTGAGCCGTCCTCAGCTTGTCCATGGGTGCTCGCATCTTGGCCGTTGGCGTGTCTACTTCGCAGAGGTATTGGTCGCCCTCCTGAACCATGCCCAGAAAGGTCCCCAAAACATCGCTGAACGGCCCATCTGAGATAACCACACGCTCGCCCTTGGCAAAAACAGGCGTTGCACTGCCCGAACGCAAATACTCGCGCTCTACGGCCTCGTTTTGCTGGCGTATATTCGTTTTGAACCGCAGCACGTCTTCACGCGCCACATCGGGCAGTATGGCGAACGTGCTGGACAGTCCACGGATATGGTCAAGCCTGTCGTGATCCTCTGCGTTCATTTCGACAAAAAGAATGTTCGGCAAGGCTGGCTTTTTCTTGACCGCCGTTTGCCGGGATTTACCGCGCCCTATGCGCACAAGGTACTTTTGTTTAATGACCTCGCACACCAGACCGCGCCGGGCAATCTGACAGGCTACGTCGAACTCAAGCCCGCTTCTTACATGCCTGATATATGTTGCCATTCCTACCTCTTGGGTGTGGGGCGGATGCCCAGCTCGCCGCATTTCGCCTCTGTGAGCATGTGGAGGACCTTTGAGCGCTTGCCTGACGATTGAACGTCACCCACCATGCGAAGAGTGCAGACGTCGCCATGAGCAATCGTTGTTGGGACACCAATAGCCTTACCGATCTCCGCCGTGGTCATGGCCCCATGCTTAGCCAAGAGGCTAACCACCATGGCCCGGCGGCGGGCGACGTCATCGTCTTTCAACAACGGGCTTATTGTCATTGGAATCTTGCCCTTGCCGCGGAGGTGCGCAAGGCCCTTGATTAGAGCATCCTCCATCATGCGGGCGCGTTGCGGGGTATATGCCGCGTAGGTCATTTTTCTTCCCTCCGCTTTGAGGCTGCGATGCCGTGCAGAACCGTGGTGTGATCCCGGTTAAACAGGCGGCCAATCTGCGGCAAGGATGCATCGGTTTCGTCACGAATAATCCGCATGATGTCCTGACGCGGATGTGCGATTTCCCTGTGGCGCTTCGGCCCGGTAATTTCCGATACGGATAGACCACGACGCGCGCACTCTCGGGCCAGAATGGTGCGGGGGGTCACATCGAGGCTTTTCGTAAGGATGAATGCTCGGGCAAACGCCTGCTTCATTTCGTTCATGTCGATTGGCTCAATCATTCCGCCGCCTCCAGCAACAAGGGGCGATCAACGGCAAACAGCTGCTCGGCCTTTCCGCCATCCCTTTGAGCAACATACGCCCTACCCCTCTCGCACTTGAGGATTGCGGCAATGTGCGCGGGGTTGGGCTTCTTGCTCGGGTTCAGGCTGCGCCACCGACGCAACGCCCAGCGAATCTGATCAATGTGCCAATCCTCCAACTCATCCATCCAATCGGCGAGGATGGCGGCTTTCATTTGGTCGCCGGGGCGATTTTGCCAGTAACCGTCAAGCACGATTTCCACTTCAATGGCCAAGCGCGCCCGGTGATCTTCGCATTCGCGCTGCGATAGCGATTGCATCAAGAGTGGGGTCGGTGCGGGAAGTTGCATGGCTGCCTCCGTTGATTGCCTTGAGGTGTTGTTTGGGCTTCGCGACGTTGCGCATCCAGTTTCGCCAGGTCGCGAACCAGTCCAGCTTGACGCCCTTGGCGCCCGCCACTGAATGCCAATAATCTTTGAATTTGTCGGACTCGGCGCGGATGGTATCTTCGGACCATCCTTCATCGATTGACCACTGCCCCCAATCGGCAGGGAGGAACCAATCATGAGAAAGCCTTGAGCCACGCCTTTTGCCAGAAGATACGTTAGTATCTTCTTTTGTTATCTTGTTATCTTGTTTCTTTACTGCGTCCCCGGTGCGTCCCCGGTGCGTCTTTGCTGCGTCTTTGCTGCGTCCGGGTGATTGATAATCCTCATAATTACATATGGTTACGTGCGTCTTTCGTGCGTTCCGTTTGCCCACAGTTAGGACAGAGATAATCCCGTGATTTTCCAGCTTTTTAAGGAAATTCCGCACTTTCTTGTCGGATTGCCACATGAATGCGGCCTGCATTTCGCGCAACGTGATCATGAATGAACCTCGCAAAACGTCCACCAGGTCCACCCCGATGCGGTGCTTTGTGTCGGCCCACGCTGCGGTCTTTACCATCCAAGCAAAGGCCTCCAATTCCGTCATTGGAGACTTGGCGAAAATCGGGTGGTCCCAGAGGGCGCGATCCAATGTGATAAAGCCGCTCAAGTCACAACTCCTCTCAACGGCACCTCAACAGTGTCAAACGCGGCCTGCATTTCGGCATAGATTTCCTCTGCCGCCCCCCTCGATCGTGACTGGGAAAC